TGGAATAGATCCAACTCCGTATAATTCTTATGCAGATGAGTTTGATTTTTTTGATTCGGATTTTAGTAAAGGTCACACTGATGCATACGAATCTGTGTTTTCGATATGTGCATTACATTTTATATCATTGGTAGATTTTGAAAAAAGAATTTTAGAATTTTACAATATTGTCAAATCCGGTGGTAGAGGATTTATATCTTTTAATGCAATGAGAATGGTAGAACGCACTAGCGCACAAGATCTTCAAACGTTGTTTTCTTCTGATTTGCCAACTCCAGAACATCTGACACAATATGTAAACACTATTTTGAATAATCTATCAATTAAATTTTTACTGGCAGAAGTACTTATAAATGATAGTATTGACGAACAATTCAATGGAAATATAAGATTGATTTTTGACAAATGAAAAAAACTATAGTTATCACAGGCGTATCGGGTTATATTGGTGGGCAGACTGCACTGCTGTTGAAAGATGCAGGTGAACGTGTGATTGGTATTGATCGCCGTCCCTTGCCCGCACACCTCAACGGTGTATGTGACAGATTTATACAGGAAGACTTTGCCAGCAAACATGCACTCAGTATCATTGTACAAGAACGCCCTGATGCCATTGTGCATTGTGCTGGTACCAGCCTGGTTGGGCCCAGTGTAACCGACCCAGCCGACTACTATCAAAACAACGTTGTAAACACACTTGAGTTGCTGGAACTGGTCCGCAGGGCCATGCCAAAAACCAAGTTTGTGTTCAGTAGCAGTGCTGCCACCTATGGCGAACCTGTGATGTTGCCTGTACACGAAGTTGATCCTGCTGAACCTGTGTCACCATATGGGCAGAGCAAACTCATGGTGGACATGATGTTGGAATCATATCATCGTGCATATGGTATCAACTATGTGAGTTTTCGTTACTTCAATGCTTGCGGTGCTGATCCCCGGGGTCGACATGGTCAAGCACCTGGTGGAACACATCTTATTTCTAGAGTTTTAGAAAGCACAAGAGATGATGGGCAGTTTAGAATCTACGGCGATGATTATCCCACACCTGACGGCTCATGTGTGCGTGACTATGTGCATGTGGATGACATAGCAAGAGCACACAGCTTGGCCATTTACCATGACGTTCCCTCGGGTGTTTACAATCTTGGATCCAGCCAAGGGCACAGTGTGAAACAAGTGATGGAACGTGCAAGAACCATCATTGGCAAAATGCCATTCATTGGCGTAGAACCTCGCCGTGCTGGTGATCCTCCTGTGCTCACAGCCAGTAGTGCCAAGTTTGACATGGTTGCAGGTGCGTGGCGTCATTATGAACTGGATGACATGATCCGACATGCCTGGGCATGGTATGTTCGATAAGATACTTGAGTTTGAAACTCGATTGGCCCGGTTCACCGGCGCACCATATGCCATAATGACCGACTGTTGCACCCATGCAATTGAACTGTGCATGCGGTATGATCGAGTAGAGTCATGCGCATTTACTCCGTATACGTATTTGAGCATACCCATGCTCATGCACAAGCTGGGAATACAGTATCATTATGAAGTTGGCGATCCTGCTCAATGGCTTGGTGAGTACCATTTTAGAAAAACCAGAATCTGGGATAGTGCTAGACGACTAGAACAAGGCATGTATCGCCATGGGCAAATACAGTGTCTAAGTTTTGGGCACGACAAACCATTGCCCATTGGACGTGGTGGTGCTGTACTATTGGACGATGAGGCTGCATATCAATCCATTCTACGCATGCGATATGATGGACGTGATCTGACAGTTAAACCGTGGGTTGCACAAAAAGAATTTCGGGTAGGTTATCATTACCGACCCACAGTTGAAGAAGCAGAACGTGGACTAAAGTTGTTGAAACGCTATGTCAGTCAACCTCCACGTGAAGTTGTTTATCCAGATTGCAGACAAATTTCCATAGTGACTTGACCGCAAGATCTAAATAGTGTACAATCACACACTGGAGTAAACATGCAAGAAAAGAATTTATCACAGGTAATTAGAGAGCAAATGAAAGCTCGTGGCCAACGTTTTTGGGCCAACGATAATGTCAGTGACTACATGAGCGATGCTATCAAAGAAAAACTCATTGACGAAGCCACTGTGGCATTCGAAGGTGTGTTAGATGCACTGCTGATTGATCGTGAGAATGATCCAAACAGTAAAGGTACGGCACGACGTCTTGCCAAGATGTACTACAACGAAATAATGGCAGGAAGATATGAATCAGCACCAGATTGCACAGCTTTTCCAAATGACTCTGCAGACCGCTACGAAGGCATGCTCGTGGTTCGTAGTGAGTTACGTTCCATGTGTTCTCATCATCACCAGCCTGTCACTGGGGTTGCCTACATCGGTATCATTGCCGCTAATAAACTTATTGGCTTATCTAAGTATACTAGAATAGCACAATGGTGTAGTCGTCGCGGTACACTACAGGAAGAGCTGTGCATTGACATAGCCAATGAAATCATGGCAGCCACCGCATCACAAGATGTTGGCGTGTATATACAGGCCACGCATGGCTGCTGTGAGAATCGAGGCATCATGGCACATAGCAGTCTAACACAGACCACTGTGTTGCGAGGTGCATTCAAAACAGATGACAGTGTGAAGAAAGAGTTCATGGACAATATCAAACTGCAACAAGAGTTTGCACCAAGATAATGTATATAACAAATCGCACAGGTGAAATCAATTTACCCTGGGAACCAGGGCTGTTGGAGTGGTTGCAGGAACACTATCCTGCTTCTCGATATCGAGTAGTAGAATTAACTTAAGGAGAAAGAGCATGGCAAAGAAATTAAGCAAACTGGACAAAGTAAACGAATCAATTACTGTGAACCGTTACGACAACGGCTTCATGGTGGAAGTGGGTGGACGAGACAAAGAAAACGATTGGAAAACTGCCAAAGTTCTTTGTGCTACAGAAGCAGAAATGCTGGATGTGGTCCGAGAGTGGAACTCAATGGAAATCGACTCCTAAGGAGAGAATCATGGCCACATGGATACTGACCACACAGCACAAAAAGAATGCCATTGAACGTTCGATCTGGACCAAAGACGGTCAGAAGATTGTTCGAGAAGAAGGCTATCGCTGGGGCAAATTCTATTGCGAAAGCGATGAAAAGCCTGACGTTGATTTGAAAAATCTCGACGGCTACGAACTTGGTGGCGAATACGATTGGGAACTAGACAGCCTGGATGATGGTTGTTGGGCTGACTGGGACTGGCCTGCAGACATGACTGAAGAAGAACAAGACAAGATCATGGACGCCTGGAACGAAGACTTTTATGACGGTATGGAAGCCTTGGGGTGGTCAAACGACGACACCGAGTATGTGTTCTATGGTCCATTGCAGTTGGAAAACGAAACCACTGGTGAAGTGTTCCAAGGCGAGCCAGATTAATGAGTGTATGGACTGACTGGGATCCGCTGGAAGAAGTCATAGTAGGCGACTGCTATGCTCCCGGCGCTCTTGATTGGTTCATTGAGCCTGAGCTACAGGACGCATTCAATACCATACTTGCCGAAACCAAACAAGATTTAGATAATCTAGCATTGTTGTTGCAAGAACTAGATGTACAAGTACATCGACCCAAAGTGTATCAATATCAGCAAAGTGTTAATTTAGGATCATTTTCTGTGGACTGCCCGATGTCTCCTATTGTGCCAAGAGATCAGTACTTGGTATACGGGAACACAGTGTACCAGACATATACCAGCATGACTGATAGATTTCTAGACAGTCGTAGTTACTATGACATCTTTAAGACATTGTTCGATCAAGGGCACAACTGGATCAGCCAACCGCTTCCTAATTTACACACGCTATCAGATTCTAAAAAATGGCTAGATTCCTATTTAAATCTAGGACAGATGGTATACAAAAAACTGTACCATAAACAATTGTTGTGGCACACCGCTACCATGTTCAAATGTGGTGATAAGTTAATAACCAACGTGCAAGGTCCAGGCAGTCAAATAGGGTTGGAATGGATGAAACGGAATCTTCCCAGCAACACTGTTATCAGCAACAACAGCACCATAATGGATAACTGGGGTCATATAGATCATGGATTTTTTATGATCAATGATGACACAGTGATTTGCATCAATGATTCATTTGTGCCAACATCATTGCATGACAAAAAAATACATTGTATAGAACAGTATATTAGTAGTGAACCAACTGTACCTGCTGCTCAAACTGATATATTGCTGGATGAGTCAAAAGGTTATGAACAGGTAGTTTCATTTGACAGTAATGTATTGGTAGTTGACCCGCACAATGTTATTTTCAACAACAAGCACCCTGTGCTGTTTGAATTTTTAAATTCTTTGGGTATAACCTGCCATGTTTCTTTGTTCAGACACAGACAATTCTGGGCAGCAGGATTACACTGTGTTACACTGGATATCAAAAGACGTGGTAAAAAAAGAAAGATCATAAATGAAATATGAAACATTAAAAGAAGCACAGGCTGCAGGAGTGGCACCTTGGGATTTAGAGGTCAACCGACTCACAGACTTTCATGTGGCTGTGTTTGAAGATCGATTCCCTGTGGCACGAGGACACTTGTTGTTTGTGCCACAGTACAACACAGACGAAGTCATATACGACTGTTTTAAAACTGCCTTGCGCGAAGGACGTAGAATGGTTGAGGCTGGCGAGTGCGATGCTTTTAACATAGGCATCAACATGGGTGCAGCCGCTGGGCAAACTGTGATGTACCCACATGTGCATCTGATACCGAGACGACATGGCGACTGCGCTGACCCCGTTGGCGGTGTGCGCGGAGTTATTTCGGGTCAGGCCAACTACAAAGCCGCAGGCTATCAACAGCCGGCATAAGTATTTCTTTCAGCGGCCTTTGAGCATCATCCCGCTATACAAATTCTGCTGCCTATGCTAAAATTAACATAGGAGAAAAAGCATGGCAAAATACTACTCAACAAAACATTACGGACACAACGTTGGTTTAAGTGCTGTATTTAGACAGCCCAATGCAGATCATAGTCACTGTCATTTGCTACATGGTTACAGTCTAGCGTTTACATTCACATTTGGATGCGATTCATTAGACAACAAGAACTGGGCAGTTGACTTTGGCGGACTCAAACCGCTCAAGGCATGGCTGGAAGATCACTTTGATCACAAGCTGGCTTTGGATAAAGCTGATCCATATTTCGCCAAGTTTGAAGAACTTGAAGTATTAGGATTGGCAGAGATCAGAACGTTTGATGGTGTTGGTGCAGAGAAATTTGCAGAGCATGCTTTTGTATTTGCTGACGCTTTGATCCGTGAACAGACCAACAATCGTTGTTACTGTGTTCGAGTTGAGTGTGCCGAACACGGAGCCAATAGTGCAATCTACGAAGGATGATAAAATGAGGAACAAATGAATTACGAATTTGACATCGCCATGTTGCTGGCCACACGAGGCCGCACTGAAAGTTTAGGCCGCAGTGTTCGCAGCCTGATCACGCTTGCTGATCATCCCGAACGAATACAGTTGATGTTTGCGTTTGACAATGATGACACAGCCGGCACTGAATATTTCAAGACTGAACTACAGCCATGGTTGGACCAGCAAGAACTCAACTACACTGCCATGCAGTTTGAACGCCAGGGCTACCATAGACTGCACATCTACAACAACAAACTGGCAGAACACACTGATGCTCGCTGGCTCATGATCTGGAACGATGATGCTGTGATGGAGACCAAGAGTTGGGACACAGAGATCATGAATCACGAAGGTGAGTTTAAACTGCTGGCATTCCACACACATTTGGACCATCCCTACAGTATCTTTCCCATCTTGCCACGCCGGTGGTATGAGTTGTTGGGCTACATTAGCCCACACTCAGTGCAAGATGGCTGGCTGAGTCAGCAGGCCTACATGCTGGACATCTGGGAACGCATACCTGTGTGGGTGTTGCATGATCGTGCTGATATCACAGGCAACAACAATGATGCCACATTCCGTGAACGTGCATCACTAGAGGGCAGACCATTTGATGAAGCAGATTTCCACAGCCGAACACAGATCGAACTGCGTCATCGAGATTGTGCCAAGTTAGCCATGCACATGAGAGACAATGGAATAAGCATTGAGTTCTTTGAAAACATTTTCAAAGGCACACAAGATCCTTGGGAGAAGTTGGCCCAGAATGATGTAAACAAGCAAATGGTGCAGTTTGACAATCCACATGCACACTTTGCCAAGTAGTTAAATACTAGATGAAACATACCATAGCCTTTGTCCAGCCCAACTTTCAACAAGGGCCTAAAGAATTCAATGCCTACTATTTGCCATATTCGGCCGGTGTAGTGTGGAGTTACAGTTACGCTGATTCTGCCATTCGTGAAAAATTCGAAGCCACTGACTGGATCTGGCACAGGGAAGCCCTGGAAGAAGTATCACAACGTCTGGCCCAAAATGACATAGTGACTTTTAGCACCTATGTTTGGAATCATCGATACAACTACGAAGTTGCTCGTAGAGTCAAACAAATCAATCCTGCTGTGCTAACCATATTTGGTGGCCCTGAGCCTGCCATCACTGACCCGGATTTGTTTCGCAAAGAACCATTCATGGATCTTGTGATCTGTTACGAAGGCGAAATAACATTTAAACGCATACTTGAGCATTTTGAAATCAAGGACTGGGAATCAATTCCTGGCCTGTTGATCAATAGGAACGGCGAAGCAGTAAAAACTCCAGATGCTGAACGCATTGAAAGTCTGGAACAAGTGCCCAGTCCTTACTTGTCTGGCATCTTTGACCGAATGATTGAGCAGCATCCAGAAGTAACATGGCAAGGCACCCTGGAAACCAATCGCGGTTGTCCTTATGCTTGCACATTCTGTGACTGGGGCAGTTTGACCTACAACAAAGTCAAAAAGTTCGAACTGCAACGAGTGTTCGACGAATTGGAATGGATGGCCCGTCACAACTTTGACTGGATCAGTATAACCGATGCCAACTTTGGTATGTACCCCGAACGTGATGGCATGATTGCAGACAAGATCATTGAAATGCAAGAAAAGTATGGTTCACCCCGAACGTTTAGTGTAGCATGGGCCAAGAATCAAAAGAAAGAAGTCATTGACATTGTGAAGAAACTGCTGGATGCACGTGGCTTCAATCAAGGACTCACACTAAGTGTGCAAAGTTTGGATCATGACGTGTTGGAAAACATTCGTCGCAAAAACATGGAAATGAACAAGCTGAACGAAGTGTTTGAACTGTGCGACCAACGCAACATTCCTGCATACACTGAACTGATCTTGGGCTTGCCTGGTGAGACTTTGGAAACATGGAAGAAAAACTTCTATGCATTGTATGATTTGAATCAACATACAGGCATCACTGTGTTCCAGGCACAGTTGTTGGAAAATGCCGAAATGAACCTGTTGCAGAAAAAACTGTTCAAGATCACCAGCCAGCCTGTGACAGACTACTTTGCTGGCAGTTACAGTGTGGAACACATCGAAGAAAGTATTGATGTTATAACTGGTACCAAAGACATGCCCACACCTATTATGTTGGATGCGCAGATCTTCTCCTGGTTCCAGACCACATTCCACATCAATGGCTTTGCTACTATTGTGGCACGTTTCATCAACAAGTACTTGGGCATCAGTTACAACGACTACTACGAAGACTTGTTTGCCTACGCTATGACCAATGACTGGTTGATAAAAGAAGAAGCCGAAACCCGACAATACTTTGCTAACTGGATGAACACTGGCAAGATTAATCATCCCAAGATTGGTGTAGAAATACATGGCTGGAACATCATTCACAGAACGTCAATGAACATGCACCAGGAAGACCGTGTGGATGAACTGTATGATGTGCTGGAAAAGTTTTTGGAACGTTACGACTTGCCTGAAGATTTGGTGGCCAGCCTGATGAAACTGCAAAGAAACTACTATATCAAGTACACGGATAGAAATCAGTATCCCATGAATCTTGATGTGGATTACAATATCTGGGATTACCTTAGTTTCAATCAGCCCCTGGAAAAAATTGCCACAACTTATCGCTTGGACTTTCCCGAAGACAAAACCATGAGCCTGAATCGATTCCTCGAACTGTTTTATTTTGCAAGACGTAGAAACTTTGGCAAAGCCACAGTGGATCGCATCGGCGTTGAAAATGTCAAGGGCACACGCCGTGGGGCTGGCGCCGCCAAAGCACAAGGCAGTTTCTCTGTGAAGAAAAAACAACTGGTGACTTGATGTCGAGACTGTTCACATTTGGTTGCAGTTTTACCAACTATCGTTGGAGCACATGGGCTGATTGCCTAGCACCAGAGTTTGACTACTTTGAAAACTGGGGACAAGCCGGCGGCGGTAATCACTACATTTTTAATTCCGTAATGGAAGCAGATCAACGACATAATTTTGGTACAGGTGATACTGTGGTCGTGTGTTGGACTAGTTTTACCAGAGATGATCGATATGTAGATGGACGCTGGCACACGCTGGGTAATATTTTTAGTTGTCCTATTTACGATCCCGAATATCTCAAAGATCACTATGACGAGCGTGGGTATTTGATAAGAGACTTGGCTTATATCAAAGCAGTAAAAACATTGTTAGAAAATCGCCCAGATGTGACTTGGCGTTTTTTAAGTATGGTAGAACTCATGGCACGGCCCACACTCGACGATGATGTCAGTCAACATAGAGACGCCATGCACCTGTACAGCAATGTGTTAGATAGTATATTACCAGGTTATGACAAAACTGTGTTTTTAAATAACTGGCCCAAGCCCGGTCCTGATCCACATCCCAGTCCTGCGGAACACTTGGCCTATTTGGATGCAGTATTACCGGGTTGGGTGACAAAACCAGAAACTCGTGTTAAAATACATGAAGAAAGCATCAATCTAAATAAAGATCCTAGAAAGACAGGAATGACAAAGGTAACAAGATTATGAAATTAAAAGTATCAGAATTATTTTATTCAGCACAAGGCGAAGGACGCTATGTTGGCGTGCCTAGCATCTTCTTGCGCATGTTTGGCTGTAACTTTACCTGTTCAGGGTTTGGTTGTAAACCTGGAGAGCGGAGCACAGAAGCAGATGAAGTGGCCAAGACTGTGGAGTTGTACCGAACATTTGAAGAACTGCCACTTGTGAACACCGGCTGTGACAGTTATGCTTCATGGCATCCAGACTTCAAACACTTGAGTCCTACATACACGGTGGAAGAACTTGTGGACAAGATGACAGCACTGTTGCCCAATGGTTCATGGATACAGCCCAATGGTAATATTGTTCATTTGGTTATCACCGGTGGTGAACCATTGTTGGGTTGGCAACGTGCCTATCCTGAACTGTTGGATGTACTAGCAGAACGTGGATTACGACACATCACATTTGAAACCAATGGTACTCAAGACTTGACTCCAGAATTTCGAGACTATTTGCGCAATTGGTTTGGTGAGATCACATTCAGTGTGAGTCCTAAACTAAGCGTGTCAGGTGAGAAGTGGGCGGATGCTATCAAACCTGATGTTGTGTGGGACTATGAAACATATGGCGTGACTTATCTCAAATTTGTAGTGGAAAAGGTTGCAGACTTTGACGAACTGGATCGTGCTGTGGCCGAATACCGAAGTCGAGAGTTTGGTGGTCCTGTATTTGTGATGCCGGTGGGTGGTGTGGTATCAGTGTATGACGGCAACAGGATCAACGTTGCTGATGAAGCACTCCGACGTGGCTACTGGTACAGCCCTAGATTACACGTTGACCTCTGGGGCAACGGGTGGGGCAAATAATGGGATTCTTTGACCGCTTTAAGAAAAAGCCGGAACCTAAACCTGTGGCGGAAAAGGTTATTCGTGTGCCCCGGACACCTGAAAAGTCTGCCAAGGAACTTGCCACTGAAAAAGGTGAGCCTTATGTGGCCATTGTTACCATGGACATTGATCCCAACAACTTGCACCAAGGTGCATTTGAACTGGACTGGAATGAAATATTCATTGCACGACTGGTCAAAGCCGGCTACATGATGAAGCCCACAGACGCAGACTCAGACATTGTGGATCGCTGGTTCCAGAATGTGTGCAGACACGTGGTAATGGAAACCTGGGAACAAGACCAAGCCATGCGCAACTCAGCAAATGGTTATGTCCACACTCGAGACATTGGCGATGGACGCAGTGAGATCAGTTAAGGAAATATCATGATGGATGGAAGACGTGTGGGCTTTACTGCCAGCACATTTGATTTGTTACATGCTGGCCACATTGCCATGCTGCGTGAAGCCCGAGAAGAATGCGACTACTTGATTTGCGCATTGCAAAATGATCCCACCCTGGATCGACCCAACAAGAACCGCCCAGTGCAGAGCATTGTGGAACGACAACTACAACTGATAGGCTGCAAGTACGTGGACGAAGTTTGGGTGTACAACACAGAAAAAGATCTAGAAGACCTGTTGTTGATCCTGCCCATTGATGTGCGCATCTTGGGTGTAGAATATGAAGGTCGTGAATTCACCGGTCGTGAGATTTGTCACAAACGTGATATTGAATTGCATTTCAATGGTCGTGATCACTCATTCAGTAGCAGTGAACTACGCCAACGTGTGGCCACAGCCGAAGACTTGAAGCGGAAACTGGAGTCATGGGAACCGGTAGGTGCAGATGACACAGGTGGTCCCAGTCCCAGATGATATTGTATGCCAATGGTTGCAGTCACACAGCAGGCGCAGAAGCAGTTGTGCCAGATTCATTTGCAGAGGATGATGGAAAGAACGGTATAGATCGTCGCCCACATCCACTCAACTTGGCGGCCAGTTGGTGCACACATTTGGCAAGAGCCCTCAGCCGGACATTGCACTGTGATGCTGAATCAGCCAGCAGTAACGATCGCATCATTAGAACCACACGTGAATGGATCACTAACAATCCTGATCAGTTGCACCGTGTGTTCATGGTCATACAGTGGACAACTTGGGAACGTGAAGAGTGGTTGCATAAAGGCACGTGGTATCAGGTCAATGCATCAGGTGTAGATTGGGTTCCTGAAGAACTACGGCAACGATACAAGCAGTTTGTGGTTGATGTAGATTGGGCAACCAAAACTCAGGAATGTCATGAAAAGATTTGGATATTTCATACCGAACTGCAAAATTTGAACATTCCCCATTTGTTTTACAGTGGGCATAATACGTTTGGTGATGTCCAAAATCAACATGTTTGGGGTACCAGTTACATGTATCCTTACAACCGGCAAGGTTCTTACAATGCTATTTTACAACGAAACGGACATGTGCCCACAAAAGGACACCATTTTGATGCCAAAGGCCATTGCTTTTGGGCCAAGTATGTGTTACAATACATCAAACAAAACAACTTGGTGACACACAATGCGCTATCTACTGATTGATACTAGTAACATGTTTTTCCGTGCGCGGCACCAAGCACATCGTGCCGCAGACACCTGGACCAAACTGGGCTTTGCCCTGCACCTCACCTTGATGAGTGCAAACAAAGTGGCACGTGATTTAGGTGCTGATCATGTGGTATTTGCACTAGAAGGTAGATCTTGGCGTAAAGATCACTACCGGCCTTACAAAGCAAACCGTGCAGTGGCACGTGGGCAAATGAGCGAAACAGAAGCAGAAGAGGACAAACTGTTCTGGGAAACCTATGATGAGCTGACTAAATACTTGTCTACACGAACCAACTGTAGTGTGATCCGTTGTGCCACAGCAGAAGCAGACGATATCATTGCACGTTGGATTGCACTACACCCCCAAGACGAACACGTTATTGTTAGTTCAGATTCTGACTTTGTGCAGTTGATTGCACCCAATGTAAAATTGTACAATGGCATCAACGATCACTTGTTCAGTACCACAGGTGTTACAGACGCAAAAGGCAAAAACTTGGCATTCACTATTGAGAGCAACTCAAAGATCAAGGTTGGCAAAGCTGATGCCAACTTTGTGCCACCTATGGACTACCAACACTGGGTGTTGTTCTTGAAGTGCATGCGTGGTGATCCCGGTGACAATGTGTTTTCGGCCTATCCGGGTGTGCGGGTGAAAGGCACCAAGAATCAAGTGGGGCTGACAGAAGCATTTGAAGATCGTAATAAGAAAGGCTATGCCTGGAACAATCTCATGTTGCAACGTTGGACGGACCATGAACAAACGGAACGCAAGGTTCTAGACGACTATGAACGCAATCGTGTCCTGATTGATCTTACTGCACAGCCTGATGCAATCAAAGCTGTGGTAGATGAAGCCATACGTGAACAGATCAGTCATCGGGACGTGGGCATGGTAGGTGCGCACTTCTTACGTTTTTGTGGCAAATATGAACTAACCAAACTCAGTGACTTTGCAGATGCAATTGGTCGCTGGTTGAATCAAACATACAAAGGAGTACTAGATGATCGAAGCCAAACCCATAGTGGATAAAAAGTATTGGATCTTAAAGCAACATGATCGCAAGGTCGGTGTGGTAGAAGCAGAAGCTGACGGCTTTACTGTGCGCATCAATGACCAGATAGGCAAATTTAAAACTATCCCAATGGTGCGAAAGCAAGTAAACATTGAGTTTGCACCACCTGAGAAGATCACAAAGCCTGCACTGGACCAGGTGCATGGATTTGAAACAGGATGTAGAGCATTCAATCCCATGTGGGATGTGAAACATCGGTTACCATTGTTCACCAAAGAAAACAAATCAAAATCGTGGTATGCCGCAGGTTGGTATGCTGTGAAACAACATCGTGCATGGAAACTGCTTCGGAACCCCAAACTGATTGTGCTGGAACGTTATCAATATCAAGGTCCATTTCATACCCAGGAGGCAGCACGTGACAAATCCCTCTCTCACTAAAAAATGAGTCTACACATACATCGATTTGTGGACTCGGTCAAAGCACACGAAGCACGTGGGCAACGAGACTTCTCCATGCCCATGCGTGACGCCAAAGACTTACATGCAGACATCACTAAACTGTTGATTACATTGGAACAAATGCGAACACAACAAGCACGTGGTGCAGAAGTGGTAGAAGTGCAGATAACTGGGGGTAGTTTTAAATCTGCATAGTTATTGGCATAAATAAACGTGGAGTTTAATATGTCAAGACCAAAGCCAACAGTGCTGAT